GTGGCTTCTGTTTCTATCAGCTGTCCCTCCTGTTCAGCTACTGACGGGGTGGTGCGTAACGGCAAAAGCACTGCCGGACATCAGCGCTATCTCTGCTCTCACTGCCGTAAAACATGGCAACTGCAGTTCACTTACACCGCTTCTCAACCCGGTACGCACCAGAAAATCATTGATATGGCCATGAATGGTGTTGGATGCCGGGCAACCGCCCGCATTATGGGCGTTGGCCTCAACACGATTTTACGTCACTTAAAAAACTCAGGCCGCAGTCGGTAACCTCGCGCATACAACCGGGCAGTGATGTGATTGTCTGCGCTGAAATGGACGAACAGTGGGGCTACGTCGGTGCTAAATCACGTCAGCGCTGGCTGTTTTACGCGTATGACAGGATAAGGAGGACGGTTGTGGCGCACGTCTTCGGTGAACGCACTCTGGCCACACTGGAGCGTCTTCTGAGCCTGATGTCGGCCTTTGAGGTCGTGGTATGGATGACGGATGGCTGGCCGCTGTATGAATCACGCCTGAAGGGAAAGCTGCACGTTAACAGCAAGCGTTACGCTCAGCGCATTGAGCGACATAACCTGAATCTGAGACAACATCTGGCAAGGCTGGGACGGAAGTCACTGTCGTTCTCAAAATCGGTGGAGCTGCATGACAAGGTCATCGGGCATTATCTGAACATAAAACACTATCAGTAAGTTGGAGTCATTACCTACTCAAAGTAGCTACAAACCCGTAATCGCTGCGGCCTGTCCATATATAAATTCGTTGTGAACACCATCCCGTAGAGCCCGGAAGGAGGAGACAACAAAATCAGGCAATTTGCAGCGGCAGTCGGATACATTGAGACCGTTTCATTGGTTCCGGCAAATACATTCCCTGCAACGCTGACCTCTGCATGCGGGAGTGCGCCAACCTGACGCAGGCGCGCTATTGCCGCAGCATTCAACCCCGAACGCCACACAAGACCGTCGCCCAGACGGTGACCACCGTTATTATCGAGAAGGGGAAGATGATATCCAGTTTTACCCAGAGTTTCGTTGCTAACCTTCGCGGATGGGTACATTTTAATGGCGTTGTTGGTAGTCGGAAGATAATTTCCGGTCACCAGAGAGCCTGTATAGGTAGGTGAAACCAGGTTACCTGTACTGGCATCAATTGCCTTCCAGTCACCGTTTCCATTATATGTCAGATTCAACGGGTCTCCGGTCATATTCGCCATCATGCCAATATCTGACCCCAAAATCTGTACCTCGTAGCCAGTATCCGGCTTGCCCACGAATCTCAGTCCAGGCAACAACGTATAGCCGTTACCCACAAGATCGCTAACCCCGTTATAGGTTCTGTCATGCCGGAATGACGCAGGACCTGAACCTGTATAAATAGTGGTCATTTTATTTGCGTTACCGTTGGTAGATTCGTCAAGAACCGTACCTGGCGCCTTTCCGTCAACACGCTGCCCATAGGCGGTATGGTCTGCAAAATCCCAGCCGAACATTTTGTCAAAAACGTCAGCCGTATTACCCATTGGCCGCATACCCAGCTTAATGGACTTCATCTGGAAAAAAGAATATTCATGGATGTTCATCATATGCCACTTATCACCCATTGCATTAATGGCATTTGCCGCATTGAAGTAGTTTGCCGGGGCTATCGGAGTCATCGCCTGACTCACCCCTTCATTATTTGATAGTGCGCATGCGAACGTGCCAACAAGCAAGGCGCTGACCTTTTTACCATTAACCAAAAATGCAGGATGCGTTCCGGTAATATTCAGCTGGGGCATGAGGCTCTCGATTGTTTCGGGCGTAAAGATATTAACAACAACCAGCTGTCCTCCAGGTGTAAAAATAGCGGTTTGCCGACCTCTTGACGCCGCTTCGATACTGCGCTTAATCTGTTCTTTACTTGAAATGATAGCCATTTTAATTTCCTTAATTATCTGAGTAGCTGTATTTAGTGTCCATCCATGTTAACCGTCTGGTGGCCCATGAATAAATTTGTTCTAGCGTGGCAAACCCGCCTGATGGAACGGTCCAATTTTTTGACTCGGCCTTCCACAGGGCCTCCGAATAGCGGCAGGAAAGGCCGTTCGCTATCTCATAGAGCGTATCGACACTGTAAACCCCTGTCCGGCGTAAAAACTGGTATCGCGCATTGATATCGGCTGAGTAATAACTGATGATTTTTTTCCAGAAAGAGCCGGTAAACATATCGTCTGAAGTATTCGTATGAATTCCCTTTCCGTCCCAGTAAAGGCCAAAGGTGGTGTCAAGGTCATAAGGCATAAAAAACCATTTCACACCATCATAGGACACAAACTGAACGTTTTTACCGCGATTGTCCTGAATCAGGTCGGTGGCAGCAATAAGCTGAATGAAAAGAATGAAATCAATAACATTATTTTTATCAAGCTTAGCGTTAATCGCATTATTGAAATCTTCACCTGCTAGTGCGCAGAATGCGACCCAACTATTAATAGCATTCTTAGTTTCATCCGTGGGGTTTTTTGGTGCTTTAAATTCATACGCGGCAGGATTATCGAATTTTGTTATGTCGAACCAGTCACCAAAATCAAGTTGAATTTTCAACGGGTCATTTTTTGGTAAGTTGTAGTTTGCTCTTTTCTTGCCAATCATTAGATCACCAATACCGTAAAATTCATTACCCACGGTAAGAACACAAGGGAAACCATCAGGATGCCCGGTCGCACCGGTTGGTGCTGATGCTACGCCGGTCAGGCCGAGATATGAATTATCAACGTCCCACTTCGGAAATCCATTTCTGGAATTCATGACACGATGCCACAGGCGATATGACATTAAGTTTCTGACGTGCGTAAAGTCTATCCAGTTCGCCTTGTAAACCCATTCATCGTGGGGCAGAAGCGAGCCGATTTTCACATCGACAGTATCATCAAAATTACTGTCCGGATAAAACTCAATGTTTAAGTTTTTCTTTGGGTAATTTGATGACGTTGCGCCCTGTACCGATACCAGACAATATAACTGAATTATCCCACCACCGCATGACACGCTGGCGATCCCCTTTACGGGCGGCGCTTCCTTTGACGTTGGCACCGTCTGGATATCGACATTAACATGTACCAGCCCGGCGGGCTCGGGCAGCATGTACAATCCCGGAATGGTCGGGTGTATCAGTGAATCACCGCCACCGCTTCGTGATTGGGGATCAAACCCATCCAGAGCGTTCAGTATTTCCGCCGTGCCGCAGGCGAGCATCAAAAGACGAAGGCGCTCTTCTTCAGACGGCAGCTCCGGATAAATTTCCGACACACTGTCGGTCAGCGAACAAATTCCGGACAGCATTCCTGTCAGCTTGTCTTCGGTGCGGTCAGTCGAAGAATAGATATCGAGAATATTCCGTTCGTTAATATTCACCGCCTGTGCTAATACAGAAACAGAAGTAACTACCCCCTGCAATGCCGTAATTGTCTCCGCCACAAATCTCTGAGAGGGCATTTTACGGCCGGTTGGTTCCAGCGCGCCGCCATTATTTATATACTCATCTGCGATGGATTCTCCGCCCTGGCTTCGGACATAAGTAGAAGACCCGTTGGGAATGTTTGCAATGTCAGCTAGCGCATCTGCTAGAGTCATATACTGCCGACCGAGAGGAACCAAGCTACGCTGAATTTCCCGCCATGAATAAAGCGGGTCCCCAGCGCGGTCTGCAACATTATCAGCAGGGCCGTTAATGAGCAGCTCAAGCCGTTTAACATTATCAATGAAAACCGCAGGAGTAGTGCTCCCCAGAGGAGGATTAAATGCCATTTCATTTCTCCAATATATTCCCGCCAACCAAAAAATGCGAGAATAAAAGTTGAGGTAGGAATTGTTTATGCGACGCTGCCTGGATATGTAGCATCGTCGTATTGATAGAAAATATCTTTATATTCAGGAGCCGTGACCTGGCAATTTCCATCACCAGCTGGCGCAATATTCTGAGCTATTCCGTGTCGAGCGCCTTTTTCACTATCACAAAACAAAAGTTTTGGCGGGTCTGTATCAGGGTCATTCATTATCCAGTCATAGGGATGGAGATCGTCACTGTATGGTACTGTGAGCGTAAATTCATCAACCATCTGAGGAATTAATAAACGTGATGCTCCTCCGTCCTGAAATTGAATCCAGCAACGTGGATTTGTATAGCTCCAGTCCAGTGGCTCCGTGACGTGCAGCGTAATTTCCTGGAAGTCGTAAATCATCGCGTCAATCAGGCAACTTTGGGTTTTCCCGGTTGGAATGTCGTCGGACAAAATGATGTGATCACCGAAGTCATGACACCATCCCAGCATTGAAGTCGTAGCCGTATAGGTTCGACGTTGGTGGAGATATTTCATTAACCGACGCATCCCGATACGCCAGGCGCGATCTGCAGTCATGGCAACATCAATGGTGTAGGCCTCCGTTTTGCGCGGAAAAGGATTTTCCGGCGTCCGACACTGTACGGTTTCCTCCGCCCAGGTCACAGGGTTGATATATTTCACATCCACGCCATCAAAATCATCCTCCGACGGGACCCTGAATGACGTCTGCATTTCCTCCACGGTATCCTGAGGAGTAATGATCCCTGTCCAGCTTTTGACGCCCTCTCTCCCGACAGAAAGCAACCCGTCAGACAGCAGAAAATACCCCATGCCAGCCTCGGCTATTTTGTCGAAAATATCCTTTGCTGACGTGCTGTCACTGCTTGCCTGGTGATCAAAATATTCTCCCCTTGGCGTCCAGTAGGTAGCCTCCAGCGTACTGAGCGCCGCAATGTCGATCTGGTCGTCGCGATATCCAAGACTGCGGGCAAGATGCAGGAACGCACCGCTGATTGTCCTGTCACCACCGCCATCATAATTTCGTGTGGCGACAACACTCACACGCTTGTCTGACTGGGCCGCCAGCTGGCCGCCGGTTTCAACCGTGATCCCTATTGTTGATATCCCTGCGTAGGAGGTCGGACGGGAAAGCAAACGACCTCTGAGCGCCTGCCAGAACATGCTGTCTCTCGCGTTGTTGCTCCCCTGCTCGTTACGGCGGCGGCATCGAACCTCCACCAGCCCAGGAGAGGACAGATCAAAACGCTCTGTAAAACCGAGGCCATTAATGTTTTTAAGCGCGTAAACCCCTGGCTTACTCGTCCACCCTGATCCGGAACCATAAACGCGATACTGGATTTCATACTCGACATGGCGGACCCGCTTATTCCCGTTGTTCTGGAACCCGCAAATTCCGTTTGGGAAAGCAAAGTTGACCTCGAAGGCATCCACAACTTCATTTTGCGGGCAGGCCAGAAAGGGGCCGAGCCAGGTTTCATTATCGTTAATACCAGACGCGGCAAAATCCACGACGGTACGGGTCATAAAGCCTGACCAGGTGCTGTCAACGACACCGTTAACCACACGCTGTACGGTCGCAGAGGGACCATCAGTAGACGCTATCTGGTATTCGTTGCCACGGTGCGCCAGGGAAATCCGCTGGGTGCCTTCCGGCAATCCGGAAAAGGCAGTGCCAGAATCGTATGCCAGCGTGACGCTGGCTGTTACCGCAGGGCTTCCGCCACTGGAGGCTGCACCAGCAGTAAATACCGGGCTGTCACCAAATACTGACGCAGGCAGGAAAGATGACGTAATGGAACCGCCACGCCAGGGGCTGGAGATCTCGACGATACGTATCACGCCGCCATCATCCTGAGCAATGAGCCCCGAACCATTCAACCCGCCATTAATCGCTGCGAGCAAGCCAGACATTGTGCCGTAGTTGGCGACCAGAGATATGGTATAGGTGATACCCTGCCAGGTCAGAGAAAAGGTCTGGCTGGTTGTCGTAAAGTCATACGTTGACGGCGACGCACTGGCGCGTAATACCGCAGTCGCTCCTCCTGTTCCCGGAACGGCGTCCTGGTGAGGGGTATGCGTGGAGATCTGCAGATCATAGTCAGTACCGTTAAACGTTAGGGTGACAGGCATTCCGCTGAATGGCGCAATCTCTGACACGACGTCGCCTGTCAGCACGTTAAAGCCGCCCTCGATGGATACCTGATAATTCACTGGCGCTTTCAGGGTGACAATTGCACCGGCGATCCAGCCAGGAGGAAGTTTGTTCTCATCCTCGTCTTCATCATTATCATCATCGACATCGAGGCCAGAAAACGAGACAGAGGCACCGCTGACGGTCATGGCATCAGCAACGATATCACTGGCTTCAGGGGCAGTCTGAGCCATATCGAGGCCGCTGCCGCTCGACGTTCCCCCGACTTCCGTTGAGTTGAACCATATCTCACTGCGACGGTCCCCAGCCACATTATCGCCAGGCCCATAGCTGGTATATGAAAAGCCCTCACCTAAGGTCAGCGCCGGAGTTTCTCCTACCCGAAAATCTCCACCGGTATAGGAGAAACGCCCATATCCAAGGCAGACAAACATTTCTACCGTCATTCTGGTGGGATCAGCGGGGTCGAATCGCGTTACCGGCTGCACCAGGTAATCCGGGTAAATCCGGTTTCGCCCGAACGCCTCCCTAACGGGATCACCGAGTTTTGCGGTGTTTGCCCGCGCCGGGTTCAGATCCAGCGATGAAGCGTTACTGGATGAAAAACCGCCCAGCTCTGGTTTAGGGGCAAAGAATAATGCATAGGCCGTAGACGCAATGGATACGGCCACCGAAACCCACGCGGCAATTTCAAGACCCGTGCCATACGGAATGGGATATATCCGCACGTCACTGTCTGGCCGCAACAAACATAACGGCCATTCCGCCGGGGGGACTGCCTGGCCGTTCAGCTCGATCACGACAGGATGAGTTTTATCCTGTGAATAGCTCGGGACATTTCTGCACATCCACTCATGCAGCGTAAGCACACCATGCTCGTGCGTTTCAAGTGGTTCACCCGGTAGCCGGGACGGGTAAAACTTTATCGTCATTGCCAGAACTCCACGCGGTTAAAGCGGCGGATAAATCGCGCCAGTGGCAGAAACGTAACCCCCGAGCCTGGATTACATTCCGCGACCTGCAGCTGGTTATCGAGCATTACAACGATCCCGACATGGGAAACTGTTGAGCCCGAATAGCAGGCCACTCCGGCACCTTCACAGGGGTCACAACGTTTCAGCGAAAGCATCAGCTTTCTCGCCTCCCGGTCGAGGCCCCCGCCGTCTTTGGTCACACCTGCAAAATCAGGCCATTCAGGTAGCCCCAGGTCGCTGCGTATTTCATTCACAATGCCGAAGCAGTCGAGTAGCGGGTAGGCTCTACCGCCCTTCTGCCATTTAACAGAACGGTATTTATCAGGATTAAACATATTTGCCTCAGGTTAGTAACGTAAGCCCGGATGCTCGGCGAGGTTGTAACGTTTACGGGGCCAGGCTGTTTTGAGGACATTCATATAGCCTGCCGTGACCTGAACTGCTGTCGGGGTCCAGGAGCCGGATTTGATATCGAGCGTATACGGTGATGATGCCGGAGCAGACAGATCAGATGAAATGTACCGCCGGAATGTCAGCGTGGCTGATTTCATTTCATCCAGAATTTTATCGATCGCCTCAGAAACCCTTCCGTCAATATTGCTGATAGCAAACTTTAAATCCTGTGTCCCGTCGGCGTTCCTGGCTGGTAAGGCGATATCTATCGCGCTGGCATCAAACGTCACCGGCTGACCATTTTCCAGCGTCACTGAAACGTCATCCCAGCCACTGGTCAGCCAGTAGTTATCATCGCCTGCGGATATCTGCAGCGTATCGTGAATAACCTCCGATCCGCTGCTGGCATATAGTCGCTCAAGAATTGTCATGCTTCGGCCACTCTCTGTTAAGCGCAATATCCAGTAACGACTGGCCCGCCAGCCATTCCGGGTAATTTCCCCAACCAGAAGGCGGTAACGGGCGCTCCCATAATTCCAGCGTTGCGCTGTACTGCCAGTATTTTGGCGCGACCAGCGTCGGCCCTTCGTAAATATCCACGAACCTGGCTTTATAGGGCTTTACCCCTATTGGGGTCTGGAGTTTCAGATAGAACCAGGACTGGCCATCTTTAAGCGCATCCCTGAAAAACGCCTCAAACACCTGCGCCAGAGCATCAGTTTTAAAAATCCATTTAACCGATGCCTGGGTGGGTGTTGAGGTATATCGCCTTCGTTGTTGAGCGCGACCGGACGTCATCTCCGTTCGCAGTAAAGGTGATATGGGCTTAAACCCGTACCCGTCCATAAGCGGCATGGGCAGGTATTCATCCGGGTAGAAAATATCTGCCATGAATATTCCCTCCAGGCAGGTTATCGTGGTTTTTTGGGCTGAAGGTTGGAATAAAGTGCTCTACCGAAGGCATTTTGAGGATTGTTCACGTCGCTCGTCAGTTCAGATTTTATCTGTTTAGCCAGGCGGCGGCCGTGGGCATCTAATGTCTGCATCATCACATCATCCGGTTTACCAGTGAGGTGGTAATTGACGTTGATGTCACCAGTTGAAAGAAGTTTTCTTTCCTGCTGCTGCCTCGCAGCGTTTTGTACCGCCGGCGATTCCCGCCCTACAGCTTTTACTCCCAGCGAACCATCAGCGCCACGGGTAAGCGGCATAATAGCTTCCGGCCCGGCCTCGCCGAATACACCCGCCCCTTTCGCAAACGCAAAATATTGGGGAGTGCTGTAAACACCATTGCTGTAGGCAGAAAGTGACGGAGAATCGTAGACACCGCCCAGAGCATTAAATGAAAAATTAGCTCCCGCGCCTTGAATAGCGGTACCACTACTTGCCGCACCGCTGGCACCGCCAAAAAGACTACCGAACAACCCACCCGCTCCGCCGCCAAATGACGCCATAATCGCTTTGGTGATTAACGCCTGTGTTGCCATCTGGATCAGCGTCTTAATCACCGTTTCGCCCAGGGAAGAGAAAATATTCGACATTCCATCTTTAAAAGAAGCAGCGCCCGTCAGGACGTTGGTCAGGTTGTTGGAAATAGAGTTAGTGGTGGCATCCAGAATTTCGCTGGTTGCAGTGGCAGCCATTGAACTCAGATCAGAAGCCTGATCGGCATAGTTCATCAGGGAATCGCTGATCCCCGCGCGCCAGTCTGACTGCTGCTCATCGGTTTTTTTGTAGTAGTCCTCCTGAATCGCCAGGCGTTCAGCAAGCGCAGCCTGCAGTGCTTCCGTTTGCTGTTTGTACAGGTCCTCAGAAATTTCCCCTCGGCTGAAATCCCGCTGCAGGTCCCGCTGCTGTTTGAGAAAATCAGTGCGAATATCTGCCATTTCCTTCATGCGGTCGCGGGCCTTATCCCCCATCCCGGCACCAAGAAAATCAATATCCCCCCGGTCACGTGCAGCAGCATTACTGTCAGCCAGCCCCTCACGGAACGTTTTTAACTGTTCAGCAATGTTTTTCTGATCAATAAGCGCAGCATTGTGCAGGAGGGTTTCTTTTTTGGCTTGCTCAAGAGAGGCTAACTCCCCCTGCGTCACCTGATATTTCATTTTAGCCAGTTCGGTATTCTGGCTTCCCAGGGCAATTTGTTCCTGCTGCTGTTTAATAAGGCGCTTGTAAACGTCCTCCGTCTTTTCAGCCGCTTTAACCTCTTCGCTTTTTGGCGCTTTCCGGGTGGGCTTATTGGATTCATCGTTTTGCCATTTCGCCAACCCCTGATTAATAAACAGATCGCGGTTAGTCTTAAACTGAGGTTCATCCTTAAGCCCCAATTCGTCAGCGGCATAACCTAATCGGGCTCTCTCCCTTGCTTCTCCTTTAAGCTTTGATAGCTCAAGGTCCTGACGGCTTTTTTCCAGAGCATTGGCTTGCTGTGATGTTAAATCGGCCTGGGGCATACGCATTGGTACGTTAACCAGCCCCTGCCGTTCCATTAAGAGCTGGTTTCCCAACCCAAGTAAACGGTTAACTTCGGAATACTTACCAGTCATCATTACAAGATTTTGGTATTCGTCATTCTGACGCCAGGCACGATCTTTAATAAGATCGTTTCTTCTTCTCTCTTGCTCCTCAAGTGCCTTTAATATATCGCTCGACTTTTCTCGCATCCGACGAAGCTTGTCTTCTTCTACTACAACCTGTTCGGTAAGAATTGCGATAGCCTTTGTAATATTCAAATCATTTTCTTGAGTTATACCTGGTTTGCTTCTACTTTCATTTAAATCATTTATTTGTCCGTTAAGCTTTTTTACACTTTGTTCTTGCTCTTCGATTAGGCGTTTTTGCTCCTGCATCGCCTCAACCGTTAATCTTCGATTACTATCGACCTCAGGTAGGGTCATTGAGGAGGTTTTTTCTCTGATCTGATCTATTTGGCTGGCATATTCCTGAGCTGATTTTCTTGTTTGTTCCTGGCTTTGGTACATAGCGTACCATGCGCCCGCACCCAGCATAACTAACCCGGGTATACCACCGACCAGCCCAAGAGCCCCACTCATCAACCGGGTGCCGACAGAGGTAACGCTGTTAAGATTATTTTGAGCAGAAACCCTACCTGAAATATTACGACTAAGCGCCGCTTGCGCTGCAGCAAGTTTTCTTTCTGCAATAGCCTGTGCATCGGCATTTTTTGCAGCTACAAGCCCAGCCTGAGCCCGCTCCAGAGCTGTTCGTGCTCGTACTTTTTCTGTAGCTGTCCCGGTGGCGAGGGCAGTAGTCAATCGACCTTGTGCAGCAGTAACCTTTGCTTCTGCGGCTGCAACCCTCTCCTGTTGTGCAGCCTGAACATCTGCACTTTTAGCATTCTGAAGGGCTTGTTGGGCGCGGTAAACGGCGGCGCGGGAAGCGGCAACAGAAGATTGCGCGGCTTTTTCCTGAGCGACGGCAAGAGCTACCTCAGATTTTGCCGCTGAAATAAGTGCGCCAGTAGCACTGCTTGCACTGGTAACAATTCCGCCAAGATACCGGGCCAATCCGATCCCAACTAGGCCACCAGCAGCAGTGGTAATTAGTGACATATTATCTGCTACGTCACTGAGGGCCCCGCTGACAGCAGAAGATGTAAGAGAGTCCAGTGTACCTGCCAGCCCATCAAGACCGCCAGAAAGCGCGTCTGTCGCGCCAGTCGCCTGGTTCACTCCACCAACCCATGCCATAAACGAGTTAGTGACTTTTTGCATTGAGCCGGACACTGTCGGCGGCAAAGAGGAAAACTCCCCCTGTAACACACCTAACTGGCTGATTAATGCTGGTACGACTTTATCAATCGTGAGTTGCCCCTGGTCAGCCATCGCTTTAAGATCTTTTCGGGCAACCCCCATACCAGCAGCCAGGGCACGGATGACACGATCCCCAGCTTCGTTAACCGCGTTAAACTCTTCGCCACGCAAGACACCTTGAGCAAGCGCCTGGCTAAACTGGGTAATAACAGAACCGGCTTCTTCTGTACTTGCACCAGATAGCTTTAGTCCTGTTGATACCGCTTCGGTGATTTTGAGTACTTCATCTGAGCTGTAACCAAATTCACGCATTGATGCTGCGGCGCGTGAAAATAAATTAGCGTTATCAGTAAAAGCAGTGCCCGTACTCTGGCTGATCGCCATTAATCGGGTCTGAGATAAAGTAAAATCATTCGTAGACACTGAGGCTTGTTTAAGCCGTGCATTTACTGAGTTCCATTGGTCTGCAATCTGAACCAGTTTTCCTGTTGCAAATGCTGCAGCTGCAGCTGTAGCTGCTCGACCCGCTGAAGCAAATCCATCCGTTAAATCGGAAAGAGCTTTTTGGCTTTCTTTCGCAGCGGCAGCAGCCTGGCGCCCACCATTCTGCATGGTTTTATAATAGTCTTGCCCCATGCGTGAAGCTCGGGCGATCTCAGTCTGGAATGATTGAGAGTTTGCTGAAACCTTTATGATAAGCTCACGTAGGGTTGCCATTTGTATCCTCACAGGTATAAAAAAAACCGCCTAAGCGGTTTTCTTTAATTAGCAAGAATGTATCAACTACAAATCTCGCCCCATAGTTTAGAAAATTCAGTTCCACCATCATCAATAATGGTCATTCCACTTTTACTTACATACCTTTTAAACCCAGCATATGCACCAAAGCTGTTTTTAGCATTTACTTGTCCGCATACATATCCGTCACGACCAACGATCTGGTTTTTGAAGGTTGCAGATTCGGGGTCTTTTAATTCAGCCTTAACACTAGGGTTGCTTGCTGATATAACATTCATGTTGTTGTATCTTTTCTGCCTATCGTTCTCGCTAATTCTCATTAGCTCCTCATGGTTCTCATACCTCTCCCCCCACAAAGGGACCATAGAGTTAACAAAAAACAAGACAAATACAGAACCGAGAATTATCAAAAGAGAAGCAATTTCCCTGCCAATCTTATCCATATATTTTAAAGGAATAACCAAAACAGCAAAAAGAAACACAATTGATATTGGTTGCCTTAACGCAATAATAAATGCTATAGCAAAAACTACTAAAGATAAAACGCCCAATATTTTTTCATTTTTTATCCCAATAGGTAGAAAAGAACTAAAATCCTACCATTGGTTATGTAAAACTTCAGCTATCATTGTTTGTTCAAACTGATGCAGCCAGCAGCGCCGCTTCCAGCCCAGCAAATGGGTCATCGCTATCGTTTACCTCATCCTCTTCTTTGCTCCACTGAAGCTGAGCATCTTCAATGGTGACTTTACCGCCCTGCGCTCCGTAAACCGCAGATACCAGCTGAGCATTGAGAATATCGCCGCGAATATCGCCGATTGGGCTGATACGGTCGTATTCAGCCCACATCCTGAATTCGCCAACTGTCATGGTTTGTCGCAGTTCGCCCAGCGTGCGGCCCATCCGGAGCGCCAGCGCCATCAGGAACTGCATGCCAGGCATTTTTACTTTGCTTTAGCATCATCCGCGTCACGAATGAGATCAAGTGCCTGCTTCAACAGCCGGGAATGCACAGGGCCATAGATCGCTTCAACCTGTTCGGTGTCATCGACAGTAAAGACGGGCTGCAGGTCGGTATCCAGCAAAATATCGATGAAAAGCGTGACGTCGGCCCGCATCGTGCGGAAGGCCCGTTCTGAAGGGGTCAGCTCTGGTGCCTCCTGGGGCTCCTGCCCTTCCGGTGGCTTGGGTGGTTCCGGGCTGGCAATGCCCTGCCAGCGGATCCAGGCTTCTGCTGATGGCTCACGAATGATGACTTTGGCGTTATCCCACTCCGGAACGGTGACTTCTTTTTTACGAAATCCCGCCATCGGGGCCAGCGCCAGTGCTTTAAGACTCGGTTTTGACATTAAGTTTATCGCCGGTCTCCCGGCGCTCCGTTAATTGATGGTGACGGTGCAATCAGAAGAAGTGATCACAGTGCCATCGGCATCAGTAACCACGCAGGAATAAACCCCGGCATCACCGGATACAGCGCTGGCTTTCGTAAACGTTGCGCTGGTCTGGCCGCTGACCGTCGAGGTGCCCTTTTTCCAGACGTAGGTATAAGGTGCCGTACCGCCCTGGACGACCACGCCCATAGTCAGAGCGCTTCCTGCCGCGACCGTTTGGGACGCCGGAAGGTCAGTAGCAAACGACAGGACTCCTGGGGCGTTAATATTGGTGGGTTTACCTTTCAGACGCAGCGAGAACGTTGCAGCAACAACACCGTTGGTTTGAGAATCCCAGGTGTGCTGACGTACCTCAGCGCGCATCAGGAATCCATTACCAGACGGGAAAATAACCTTAAATCCATAAACCCCGTCGTTATCGTATGCTGCACGAAGTGCATCCTGCGCCGGGTTGCGGTAGAAGTTACCGGAAAGTGACATTTCAGACGGAGCAGGAAGGCCGTTGATATTTTCCGTTTCATCCGAACAGAGCACTGTCACGTCAATATCGTTTTTCTGACCAGCGGTAAAGCTGGCCTGTTTGATAGTGCAACTCAGGTTTAACCAGGTTGCCGTATCCAGCTCTGCCGCAGTGACCGGCACAGAGGTAATCATTACTACCGTTTTTTGGGCACGTTCAAATAGTGCTGACATCGCAGCCTCCATAAATGAAAAAACCGCCAGCGGCGGTCGGATTGGATTGGTTTTTGTCAGGCAATAACCGTTATTTCGAGGGTTGCCCGATGAAGATGGGTTGTCGTGTCGTAGCCAGGGATTTTTGTCACCTCGACAGGTGAAAGCACCTGCAGGCGAGCCAGGGCATCCAGGCGTAACGCTCTGGCTTCGTCATTGGTTTCAGCCCATACATCAACCTGAATACGCAACGTTGACTCTGCCTGACCGCAGAAAACATCCCCGGATACATCAGTCGGTATCGAGAAAATGATGTAAGGAGCGGCCACCGCGGGTAAATCGTCGCTGCCAAGCGGCACCACATACGGATAAACCCGCCCGCCTGCCAGAGGCGACAGCAGGTCATAGAGATCATCTTCTGTCATTTAGCCAGCACCTCATCAATAGCCTGATTCATCCGCTGCATCGCCACCTGCGCAGCCTCTTCCATGCGGGTATCAAAGGCAGGACGAACAAACGGATGTGCTGGCGCCGTAGATGTTCCCAGCTCCACGAAGTGCCAGTAGAAAGCATTCCGAGTGTTGCTTGCCTTCATGGTGTTGTCGCTGTTCCCTGTTCGCGGGTTAACGCCACGAATATGCACCCCGGATGCGATTTCCCCACGGCGGCGGCTTTTCTGGGTGACGACAACAACGTTTTTCTTCAGCTTACCGGTCTGTTCGGGAGCACGATCAATCACTTCCTGCCGGAGAACTTCAGCCCCTGCGCGGGTCGAATCCCGGAGGACTTTATTGTTTTCGGCTTTGCTGAGGGTTTGCAGGTCTCGGGCGATATCCTGCAAACCGGAAAAATCCAGATTCACATCAATCATTTTTCGGTCCCCTGTTTGCAGAGAATTTCCAGCCGGGTACCTTTGACATCCGGAACCGGAGGGCCGGTAACGTTAAGAACGGCGCCTTTAAACGGGCCGGTGCGGACGTTCAATCTGGACGCGGCTGAAATATCATTGCGAAAACGCACCCAGACTCGGATTGTCGCATCAGCATGCTCTACGCCAGCGGCTAACAGCTCACGACCGCTTATCCCCTTAACCTCGGCCCAGATGGTTTTCCCATCTTCCCATTTTTCAACCGGCTGACCTGATGGCGTTCTGGAGGTTGTGAAGTTTTGAATGGTGACCCGGTGCCGTAATCGTCCTGCCTGCATATCACCTCCTACGTACCTGGTACTTTGCGATGCTGTTTCAGAATTGCATCAACACCGAACGGAATAGAGTTAACGCTATCGCTGCTCAATGGCTCCCGGTTTTCATACCAGTGCGAAACCAGAAGCATCAGGGCCAGTTTGATATCATCTTCTATCACCAGTCCATCGGGATCGCCGTCTGGAACAGCGTTATCATAAAGACGGCAATTAGTGATTTTTTCCGCATGCTTCAGAGAGGCGTTGAGGTAGAGCGTTAACATCACATCCTCTGTGTCATCATCGCTGTCGATACGGCACTGGTAACGAAGCTCTTCTACAGAGGGCTTCATTTTCCCTCACCCCGCTTATTGCTGGTTTTAGGCTTAACTGGTGTTTCAATTTCAGGCTGTTTAGTCCCGTCGAGAATCCCCATCTGGGCAGCAACCTCAAGAGCACGTTCAGGAAGTGAGCCAGCCTCATATTCACCGGCGGTAATATTTATGATCTGAATGCCATCAGGTGACCATTTCAGGTCTTTTTTCAGCAGCATCATGACCTCCATAAGAATGGGGCCGAAGCCCCATCAGATTATGCGCCTGCACCGATCTGCAGCAGTTTGATGGCCTGAGAATCGGCGAGCATTCCGCCGGTACGTTTGGTGGTGTAGAAACCAACGAATGGTTTGTTGGTATACGGGTCGCGGAGGATGCGGGTACCAATGCGATCAACGATGGTATAGCCGCGTTTAAAGTTACCGAACGCAATGGCTTTCGCATCAGCTGCGATATCCGGCATTTGCTCATTCTCAGCAACGCCATAACCTGCCAGAGAGGAAGGCTGGCCCAGCTCAAGGCCCGGACGCCAGAGATAGTTACCCTCGGAGTCCTTCAGAATGCGAACGGCAAACAGGCTGTTGTTATTCATCATGAACTTAGCACCGTTGCGGTGCACCTTGCGCAGGGTGTAGACCAGTTTAATAATCGCATCTGCAGTCACACCAGCCGCCGCACCGGAAAGAATGTGCTGCAGCGTGCCAAAGGCACGGGTTTTATCGTCCTCCAGAGCGGAGGCGTAGGCCAGGAAGCCTTTCGGTTTTTTCGTACCGTTGCCGCTGGTGAAAGCGATCTCTTCCTGTTCAGAGAACTCAACGGCCAACTCGCTGTTGATCCAGTCCTCTACGTTAAAGAAGGCATCATCCAGCATCGTCTGGGTTGCCTGAGGGTTTCCGTAGATTTCACCCATGAACGGTTCAATCTGAGCGAGTTTAGACGCATCAGTAGCTGGACGGAGATCGGTTTCACCGACCCAGCCGGAAGCGGTGCCGCCAAGGTTAACCAGCTTTTTATAGTTGGCACCGCCAACAGTGATAGTTGTGGCCTCCTGGCGCATCACTACTTCATCTTTCAGAAGATTAAGAATGGTGCGGTCCAGCTCTTCCGGGACAGCATATCCGCCGTCTTCATCTACGCCAACCTGCAGGGCTTTACGCTCCAGATCACGCAGTCCGTCATCCTTACCCTTGCGCATAAAGTCGATGAAAGCGGTTTTGTGCTCGGTTGCGGCCTTGCTTTGAGTGCCACCAGCTGGACGTTTAACCTGTTTAAGCTCATCCTCCAGCGCGGTTTTAAGCTGATCCAGCTCGGTCAGCTTGCCGTTAAGTGTTTCAACTTCTCCGGCCAGCTTGCCTTTTTCAGCTTCGATAGCGTCAATGCGCTTATCATTTTTCGCTTTAAAATCATCGAATTTTTGCTGCAAATCCTGCGCGACCTGCTCAACGTCTTTAATTTCGACTGCCATAATTCAACTCCTGATTAAAATTTGATGTTTTTCAATGCATCCAGTGCGGCATCCACACCATCAGCGTCACGCTGAGAGAGGTTGCCATAACCCCCGGCCATGAATGCTTTGGCCTGGGTGCGGGAGAGCCCAACATCGCGCAGGACCCGTTCAATACTTTTCTGGGATGGTGTTTCACCACGGGCAAACGCGCTTTTAACATCGCTCACCCGCGCTTCATCATTCGATGGAAACGTTACGGGGCTGACCTCCCAAAGGTCGATCTCCTTGAGGAGAAACACGCCTTTCTCGCGGTCGTATTCCCAGTCTTTGAGCATGTACCCAATAGAAAGGCCGGTTAAAGAACCGGCCTTCATGTGGGCATGCGCTCGCTTTGAAAGAGGATCATCATCAATGAGTAACCGGCCTTTGACATATAAGCCGACGTCATCCTCTTTCATTTCGGTATAAACCCCGATAGGTTCATCCATCTGATGCTGCCAGAGCATGGCCGGAAGTGCGTTTTTCTCCCGCCATGACTGAAGTGATTTACTGAAAGCGCCGGGAACAACGACATCGTCGTAACTGTCCTTAACGCCAAACACAGAGCCATAGCCTTCAAACTCCCCGCTGTCGCTGACAGACTTTAGCTTCAGCGGAATATCCAGCCGCTGTTTAGTCATCGGCATCATGTTGTTCCTCGGTTGTTTTGCTCTTATTGCTGTCAGACGGCTTGGTCGTCATATTCATCGGCGTCAGATAAATGTCACCGCCAGAGCGCGGGTTCATATCTTCCAGTTCACGGCAGTCGTTTGGTGAGTAAATGCCCCAGTTAATACCGGTTGAATACGATTCAAATCTTGATTTCATATCCCCACGCAGCAAAGCACCGGCATTAAACTTGGCATAATAGGTGCCCTGCTTCGATTCCTTCACCAGCCCCACGTTTATTCGCTGCTCAATACGGGTCATGTACGGAACGAGTGAATAGTTGATGAAGCCAATGCCAAGGTTTTCAATATTGTTGAAGGTGGCGCGGTCAGTGTTCTGCACCATATGCATCGGCACCCTGTACAGGCGGCAGATTTCCTCCAGCTGAAATTTTCTGGTCTCAAGAAACTGGCTGTCTTCGGCGTTGAGTCCCATCGACTTCCAGTCAAGGCCCATTTCAAGAATCATCGGACGATGCGCATTGCTGAGCCCAAGGTGGCGATCCTCAAAATCTTTTCTCAGCCGTTCATAGGCTGCATCAGTCAGCGTTTGCTCGGTACGGAGAACGCCAGAAGTGACCGCACCATTTGCGAACAATCGGGCGCCGTGTTCTTCTGTCGCCATACCCAAAGAAATGGCCTCCCTTGCGTATGCGATTGGGTTCAGACCAACCAGCCCGTCAAAGGTCAACGTCCTAACGTGCCAGATATCATCCTGACCCAAAACATCCGTCGAACCATCAGGGAAAGTGATCTGATACACCGGTTGCCACTGACTGTTAAGCTTAGGGTCAACGCAGCCCGGATCAATGGGTAAAAGCTCGACCACCTCACCCAGCGCTTTGACCTTGTAGGCATAAAAATTACCGCGCAGGCAAAGACACACAATAACCAGCTCCCAGAACTCCTGGGGGGTCATATAGTCATTTGGCTTCATGGTCAGTAATTTATGCAGCCTTTCAGAGGTCGCTTTTTGCTTGCTGTTACCAGTGATTTTGTACAGGTTGCAGGGAAGCATCCCCATAGACTCAGCCAGAACTCTTATGCAACCAAAGACTGCTGTAAGTCGCATCGCTTTCTGGCTGCTAACGCGCTTTCCAGTGTAGGTGTCGTAAGTCATCCCTACAGCTTCCGCCAGTTCCGCTGGCGTCGTGACCGATGCGGTGCTTTTCGTAAACATTCCGGGGAAAAACATTAGCCATCCTCCCTGGATTCAATTTTCCAGTTACCGGAAAGGGAGCGGGATACAAGCCATGACCAGAGCAGGCACAGAATACCGCCAGTAATGTAGCCAGCAGGGGGGTAAATAACCCAGGCACCGAATGAGAGCAGAATAGCCCCCAGCACACCAACAAGTGGCGCGAGTATCATCAGGATCATAATTGCCTCTTAAAGTGAGCGCACGCCATAGCTTTCGAGATGATTTGAAAGGGTTTCTTCCTTTTCAAATAACATTGCCCGTCCAATCGCCATAATCAGAGCAACAGCCCCATCTATTTTATTTTCGTTTTGCTCTTTAATTGGCCGAACAACATCATCATTTCCAGGCAGGTGCTTACCCACCACGTTTGAAATACACCAGGTCATTATCGGATTACCGTCATGATGAAATCGACCGGACTCTACAGCGGCCTCAAGCTCTTTCATCGGGTCAGACATGTTGGTGTAGTTCTGGATAATGGTTATAGGGTTGAGCTGTTCATCAGCAAGCTGATGAGAAAGGTTTGTTGCACCGTGCGGGTCAATTGGGCTTTGTTCAACCGGAGTTTGCTGATTATCACGCTTGGCATCTTCAAGTATTACTCGGTAATCAATTTCCGCACCATCAGTCACGGTGATATATCCTGCTTCAACCCATTTACGGTAACGCTCAGCGGTGCGGTGATCGTCAACATCGTTGCTGTATACGGTGTCATACGGAACATAGAAGCGCGGAGATATACAGTAATAATGCCGTTTCCCATCTATTTCACGGGTAAATAGCCGAACCTTAGAGTTCATATCCAGCTTGCGCGCAAGGTCAAAAGACAGAATGCAGGGCTGTCCTTCAAACTGCTCAATGGTGAGCGTCTCATCCTCACATTTTCGCCAGCTTAACAGGTTGAAATAAGCAGCACGTGCGGCGACCCAGATATTCAGGTGTTTCGTTTTGAATATCCCGGCCATGCGGGGATTATTTTTGGCCCTGCTTTGCTGGCTTAAGAGGAAATCCGAGTAAACCGACACCCCCATATTGGGATTGGCTTTGTGAAGAACAGCGGGATCGGTCCAGTCATCACCCTCATCAACGGTGTAAATGACGCCAAAAAGCTCATCATTCGGCACGGTTCCGTTCAGCATTTCGATAACTTCACGACGCTTATCGTAGCAAGGCCCCTCAATGTTATAACCAGCAGTGGTTATAGCCCACATAATCGGCTGTCTGCGGGCCCCCATACCGGTGATCATTGTGGTATACAGCGCATCGCTTTCGTGCTCGTGATATTCATCAACAATAGCGCAATGCGGTGACTGCCCGTCACCAGGATTACCGATCAGCGGTTCAAATCTGGCGCCATCTTCAGGACGGCTAAGGTTCTTGGCGTTAACCTCTATTCCAAAGGCTTCAACGAGTAGTGGCGTGCGTTTGCACATCAGCCGCGCAGGTCGAAATACTTCCCATGCCTGCTTTTCAGTGGTTGCACCGGAATACACCTCCGCACCAAATTCACCATCACAGGTGAAACAAAAAAGCGCCACACCGGCGCTTATCGCTGACTTCCCGTTTTTCCTGGGGATTTCTGTATAGACCTCTCTGAATCGGCGTAGCCTGCTGCCTTTATGAACCCATCCAAAAGCGCAGCAAATAATAAATAATTGCCAGGGTTCAAGGGTAATAGGCATCCTTTTAAATGCCCATTCACCTTTGGTGTGCGGGAGAAGTTGAATAAACCGTGCGGCACGCTCAGCAAGGTCTTTATCAAAGCGGTATCGAAATTTCTTTCCCTGCGATTTTGACAAATCGTCGATATGTCGCTGGCAGGCATCAATGACATACTGGCATGCCGGAATCTTTCCGGCGACAACATGCCTTGCGTACTGATTTGCAGCGTTAACGTTTGGATAGGCTTTTCGGCTCATGGCGTGATCATCTTCAGGAATGGGTTTTCGTTCTTTTTCTTCCCGGCCAGACCGACCAGTCGCTGTCGGCTGCTGGGGTCCAGCCCCAACATTGAACCGGTAGAACTCATTTCCGATTCCTGTTCTTTTTTAGCCGTAAGTTCAGGGTTTTTAATTTTCCCGCCCATTGCGCCAGTGATGGATAAACCATCAACAGCTATATTTTTTACCGCCCTGCGCCAGAACTCATAGGCAACGCACCAGCGCTCCAGTACTGCAAGATCGGTCACGCAGAGCAAGCCCTGTCCGCATAATTCTTTGGTCGTCAGCTCCCACATGATGGATGCTAACGGGAGTTCCTCTTCTGCAAACCAGTCCGGAGGTGCTACGCCATTGATGGGGGTGAATACTGGTTCTTCTTTATTCAGGGCTCGCTTGCCGGGGTTTCCGGCCAGCTCCTTGCGCGCCGTTGGCTTTGGTCTACGCCCGGAACGCCCCGCCGTTCCAGCCATAAGCGTTACTCCTGGTTAAATTTCATTTTTCGCGGGTATAAAAAATTGACTGAGGCGGCGGTCCTTTGGACCTTCACCGCCAGGGATTTTACCCCGCCCCCCCTTCTGCCTCGGCTCAAATGGGAATCGATATCACTTGAAACGTTCACGCCCAGTTTTCGTTCTGTGACAGGGCCAGCACAGGCTTTCAAGATTCGAATCATCATCGGTACCCCCATGAGCCTTAGCCTTGATATGGTCCACGGTCTTAGCTGCTACCGCACGACCGTTGCGCAAACAGTTCTGACACAGATGATTGTCACGCTTTAGGATGCGCGCACGTCTGATATCCCATTGGCTACCATAGCCGCGCTCATGCCTGCTCTTGCCCTGCTGGTGCTGCTGCCATCCCTCATTGCGATGCTTCTCGCAATATCCCGAACGGTCAGTGGTGGTGCCAGGGCATCCACGCTTGCGGCAAGCGCGGGGTATCAGCGCGGGCATCGCTCTATCCTCACGTGACCGAACAGAGTCTCGCGCTTAACCTCGCCGTTCTCAGCAGTGAGGTAATCCCGGCTATCAAGCACGGCGGCAATCACTTCGCCTTTATCGCTATCAGCCGAGAAGACGTGCTTCACCTCAACATCATCAAGGTATACCGTGATACGCTCGCGAACAGGTTCGATGCGTTCACCCGGATCGTCGTCGAGAACTGTCAGGCGCATATGGCCTCCAAGAAGTAAGAATAACGCATTACAAAACCCCTCATGTGAGGGCTTTTGTAATGCCTTAGCTGGACTGCTCGGCAGCGGTATCAAACAGCGCCAGCGCTTCAGTCGCCTCTTGGATAGCCTTGCGGGTCTTCGAAACGATCTCGCTTTCGGTGAATACGCGGTCGAATGAATCAGCAAACAACTGAGATTTCAGATAGCTGTCGCCGACCCAGTCAATGGCCAGCTTGGCCGCCGCAGTGTCGTAGTTAACTTTCTTGATAATGCCAAGGCGGATTTGCTCGGGCGCGGTGATTTCGGACATGTGCTTTTCCTCAATACCATCAAGATACACCGAGAGACTATCAATACTCATAGCCATGCTTGGTTCATCTCTGATAACAGGCGATAAATAAAAACTATCTATTGCAATGTTCATTGCTGCTCTCATAATTTATTACATGGGGGTATTTGATAAGCAAATAGTTAGGTATAACATGCAGAAAACAACGTAAAAGGGTAAATCTGTATGTCTAGACAAGGTACGTTAGATCTGTTGCAAGAAGTGGAAGAATGCCTTGAAACAATGAAAAAAAGTCAGCAAATCAAGCCAGTAAAGGTCAAGTCGATATTAGAAAACTTGCGAAGCTCGTTAGAGTATGTTGCTAATGATTCTTATGATAAGTATGTTGGGGCAAACAGCACGACTGTGCGTCCTAAGATTTATTTCCCATATGGAGAGCAAAAGTTCGTAGACAATTTTTTCTTAAAGACACTGAATATAAAACAACCATCATCAGAACCATTATACAAAACTTTCAACTCGATACAAGATTATCATACTGGTAAAAATTGGCTGAAAATGATGTGTAATCTTACAAATGAAGTTAAGCATAGACAACCTATCCCTCTTAAAGAAGATAGTTTTGTTAAAGACATCAGTGTTAGCGTAGACGGTTTTAGCTTGATTCAAGCCGACGGTTCATCCAACTTCGTTTTCGAGAATAACTATGTCAATGGTAAGAAAATACAGGATTTCAGTCTCAAAAATGGAAACTTGGAAGTAAGTGGAAAAGGGGTGCCTCTAAACATTGTTATAACTGAAGAAAAAAAAATAAAATTCCATGGTAATAATTATGAAGTTATTCCTTTCATTGAATCATGCATAATAAACATTAGAAACTTCATCGTTGAAGCATATGATGAATTAGAAAAATAATAATGGCTTAGCTGAACGGTGCTAAATTATTTCAGTACAGTTCTGCATCTCCATCATTAACAACCGCCAGATCTACGAGTAACTGGCGGTTAGTTTCTCTCATTTCGTTGCCTTTTCTGTTGATTGCGGGCAGTTCGCCAGCACTGATTTGTTGTGCGCCAGAATGTCGCGCTTGGTCTGCTTATCCAGCACGTCGATATCGTGGTCAGTCAGGTAGATGATCCGCACCCAACTGCAGGCGGTATCAACGACTACCGGGGCGGGTAAACTTTTCGCGCAGCTCCCGATCAACATCGTCATCAGGCATATGGCTAACGGTTTGCTGTACATCGCTTGCCTCCTTCGTGACTTCTACCTTACGTACTGCTGCGGCGACGGCAGCGGCGGCATTCTCTTCGGTACGCTGCTGATCGGCTTTGGCTTCTGCCTTACTGGTCCCACGAGCGTGGCCAATACCGAACGCGCCAGCGATAACCGCCAGCAAAGCAGTTGCCAGACCAATAATCATTTCAATGCCCATAGTGACCTCATACCAGTACAGATTTAGCCAGGTTAAACAGCGCTCGGCGTTTATCCAGACCGTTTCGACCACCGTTAATAAGCAGCGTTACACGCTCCACGTCGCCGGAATGAAGCAGGCAACCGTGGGAAACATAAAACCATGCGGCTGAACGCGCTGCGTAATCATCTCGCTCCAGCAGCTCAGGCTGGGTGACAAGTTCAAGCTTCAGCGCCAATCCGCAGCTGCGATAGTTGCTCAGGCCCGTGACTTGTTTCAGACCGCGACCACGATATTTCCAGCCATCACCGGCAACCTGATTACCGAGATTCTTTTTGCCCCACTCGCCCCCATACACCAGATTCGCGATTGCTCGCTGATTAGCTGGCTGCGTTGCCGTTCTGCCGAGTGCGGCGGCCTGCTGGGCGGTGATACGGTGTTTACCGAACGTAGGCACAAGGCTATCTGCTGCATAGTTCAGATTTTCCACCAGCCGGGTAAAGCCTCCGGACTCATGTCCCATCTGGGCAATGAACATTGCCTGATCGAGTGGAGCAGTGATGCCAAACTCTTTCATCGCGGCTGTAATATGCGGAAACCAGCGCGCAGCTAACCCGGCGCTAATACCAGCCGCCTTCTGGAATTGTGTTTGATTCATTAGTGCCTCAGTGCATCAACCAGACGCGCTATATTCCCCCTGAACCAGAGAACCGCGCCGCAGATAAGAATGTTTGCCAGTACCACCAGCCAGTGGGATGACTCGTACAAGCCAAACAGGAAACGGAAAGGGATGCTGGCATAAACCAGCACAGTGAAGTAAGCCATCAGCGATATCATGGGGCGGTGTCTTGACCCGTCGCGCCGGTAGAACATCAACGCCCCAACAATTACAGCGCATATCACCGCATTGACGATTGCGCTCGGATCACTTGTTACCATTGCTTGTCCCTCCTCCACGTAAGCGAGAGAGAATCCCAAACAGGCTACCCAGATCCTGACTGTTAACGAACGTCAGCAATTTAATGGCGATGGCTGCAACGATTACAGCACCGAGTGCATCAAGCGGCCTGTCACTGTACCCCGTCCACTTTGAGAAGTAAGACCCCAGCAGAGGAGCACCAATCACACCGAAGATGAATGAAGTTATGAAGTAGCCCACCAGCTTTAGGCGGCTGATATTTACCGCCGTAGCGACATAGAACACCGCCCCAGCGAACGCGCCAAATACCACGCCATAATCAATGCCAGTTGCAAGGCCGAACATACTGGCCCCCATCAGCCCGCCAGCAGCTACCGTTGTGCCAGAAACAGGATCGGACATTTAGCCCCCTCTTATTGCTGTGAGTCCTCTCAGAATTGAGGGGAAAAAGAAAAGGCCGCGCATAAGCGCAGCCTCAAATGATTTGTTCCTCAACTTGCCGAGGAGACTTATTCATGGCGAAAAAAAAGCCCGCTCTAACGGGCGGGCAGAAAGGTAGGTAGTTCTGATTCTGTACCGGATCGAGGCGCACCTAATAGTCCGAGCTACCGATTTACCAGGAGAGCGCTCGTTTTTCGTTACTACCTTTTAAACATAGCTGGAGAAGCCGAAACGGCAACCCACAACCTAATGTCTTAGTAGTATTGCATGGTGCCGGGTGCCTCCCGGTGAGCATGTCCCAGCCGACATGGCCCGCGCTGCATTTACAGATCACTGTAAGTGACTGGTCGCCCCACCGCACAGGGGGATTCACCATGTCGATAATCTAATTTGTAAACATTGTGTTAGTCAATATGTAACACTCTGTCAAAGGCACCCGAAAATGCCTTTTGCACAGTTTTAATTGCTGGATTTGATAAACGGCCAGACTAACGCAACAACCCCGGCCACAAGTACGCCATCTGCCAGGATTGACAACATTTTACTGGTGAAGTCGATAGCAACCACCAGAAACAACAAAACCCCGGCGGCTGCCCAGCGAAGTTTACCGATCACAGGTACTGATCCAGCGGAAGCTGCAGAGCCTGAGCAATTTTCTTCAGCTGTTTCTCTTCTTCTTCGCCGATACCGTCATTGTCAGCAACATCGAGGCAAAGACAAAGAACATCAACAGCATCATTTGAACCCGCAACATCAGCCAATTCACGCAGCGCCTGAGCGTTAGCAGAACGCGGTGAAGCTTCGTATCGAGCTCGAATATTGCTACTCATCTGTGCGATCTCACCGGCGAACGGCGCGAAGGCAGGCAGCGCCGAAATGGTTTTTTCCAGCGTGGCGATTTCTTTCGCGTCGCAGGTACCATCGGCATACGCAATGGAGTAAGCACCCCATACAGTCGCCTCAACCGCATCGCGGTTTTCCATTTTCTTTACTTCAACGACGGCTTTTCGTGCTTTCTTTTTGAAGATACCGAACATAGTGACTTCCCTTTTAGCGGGTGAGCCAGCGCTCAGGAATGATCAGCCCACAGAGATAGTCACACTGACTATTCCCTATGGCTCACCCCTGAAAGGCTCTGTGGTTGAATTGCGCCGAGCGTGGCGTGGAGAATTACAGACATAAAAAAACCCGCATGAGAGCGGGCTATTTTTGGTTTTTCTGCTCAGTTCGCTTTAACGTCCCGAGCCTATCACAATTCAAGCAGTTTCTGGCTCACTTTGCAAGTAAAATCTGGCGCCATTTGTGCCGAATGCGTCACACATTGGTGCGTACAGCATCGATTCTGCCAAACTAAGCCACGTATCAACTCTGCGTCTACAGGTCATAAAGCACCAGTCGGGATGCTTTTCATAGAGCTCTTCCGCTATGCGGCGTTTGCTCTTCCGTAACCGGTAATGCTCCACCAGCAGGTGATACAGCTCTTTGTGACCACCTGTAATAAGGACTGCCCCCAGTACCTTATCAATCAGCAGTCCTTCATCGTCTGTACAGAAGGCCAGGCCGCTTTTGTTTTTCCCCGCGAGTATTTCACGAAAAAACGCCTCAAGCTCTGGCTTCGAGATGCCAGACTTCTTCATCCGGCGTAATGCTTCGTTGATGGCTGTTTTAGTGACTTTCCCGGAAGCCAGTAACTGGTTAAACATATTGCCGCCACTACCGCCGCCGATGTAGGACCAACGGCCCCACATGCGCAGCTTCCCCTGAATCCAGATGGCCTCCAGCGTTTTCAGCCTGACCATTTCACCAGCTTTTCCAACCTCGGACGGGTTAATCATTATGCGTTCTCCACTATGCCAGCACGCCAATTGCCAGCGAACGATCCAGAAATCGAAACAGCAGCTCCAGCTGTGAGCCGTGCTTCTCCTCAAATGCCACGGTGTCAGCGTGCAACTCGTCGTGATGCGCTCTGCAAAGCGGCAACACAAACAGGTCATGCGCTTTTGTTCCCATTCCACCTTGTCCGTGGCCTATCAGGTGATGGGGATCATCTGCTTGTTTGTTACAGCAGACACACAACTGGGACTTAACCCAGCGCGTCCAGCTCTCGTTTACCCAGCGGCGGCGCTTTGGTCGCAGCATGAATGATTCCGGCGTTTCAGGATCTACGCGAAGACCGAGAATCTTTTTCTGCACCACTTCGCTCGCCGCTGGCTCCGGCACAATATCGCTCTCCTTCATCACCGGTTGATGCTGTATTTCCGGCAATCGCAGGACTTTCCGGGCCAGCGATTCAGGGATGACGTGTGCCAGATTGTTTATTACCAGCCACCAGCACAACTCGGGGATCGTCAGTTGATGGTCTTCGTTGAACCCCAGTTGTGAGCGGATGACCGTTATCAGCCAGGATACCAGGTTCTCACGCGCAATGCCTGCCAGCGTCTCTGTGTGCTGATCACGTACCAGGTTATCGCAGGCCCAGCAAAGGCGGATGCTGCCAGGCTCATGCCGGAACAGCGTAAAATTTTCGCTGTGCCACGAACCGTGCGGGTACTGGCATTCAAACCGCCGCTCCAGCTCGGCCTCCAGCGAGCTGATACCACCCGCGCGCAGAATGACGTCTTTGTTTTCGAATACTGGTTTCAAAACCGGGTCTTCTGCCAGTGGCTGCGTGGCGGGAGGGATAGCGCCAGTTGCGTAGTCGCTGTATTTTTCCGGTGCAGGCTCAATCAGTACCCGCCCTCTCCTGAACATCGGCATGAGATCAGCACCTGGGCGAAGAAGAACAACGCCCATGCGCGGGGCAATCTCAGGGGTTAGTAGTGCTCTCATATCATCTCCACGTCAGGCAATTGCACGAAAACGTCGGATGGTGATTTCTACTTTCCCTTTCTTCACGATGTTCCCCCACTCCACCAGCATGCGCTTAACCTGACTGTCATCCTCCCAGACTCCGGTTAGGGTCAGGGCATCGAACAGCGCTTTGTTGTAGTTATCGATATCCCGACGGCGCTGATCCGGCGGATACAACACAATGTGAACCTCAGCCAGATCAGAGGATGGCCGGGGAACGGCTCGCAGTTGCTCAATAATCGCCGCTCTCGCTGCCTGCTGGAACTTGCGACCTGTCTCGCTTACCAGATGCCTGCCTTTCAGCGGTCCCTTGCTCGGGGCGCGCCAGTAACTATTTACGCTTGGTGGAAATGGTAAAGTCAGTTTCATTTAGCCCCCTTAAAGGATCGCTACAACGTCTTTTGCGACTTCCCGCGTACTGCTTTTGCAGGAGATCGAACGGCGCGCTTTGATGAATTCCAGGTTAAAACCATGCTCCCGGTACAGGTCGAGAACCTTCGGTGCAGATGAGTTAGAAATCACTACCCGAGCGCCACGGTGAAAGGCAGATACACATTGCTTCGCCAGGTCCACCTGGTTATCCCAGCTAAAACCACCAGCGGCGTAGGCGGTGAATCCGGTTGTTCCCGGCATCGGTTCGTAAGGCGGATCGCAGTAAACCACATCCCCTTTACCGGCCAGGCTGATTGTCCGGCGGTAATCAGCGGTCATGAATACGCAGTTATGCGCCATACCCGCGAAGGCTTTCATCTCATCCATCGGGTAATACGGGGCCTTGTAGCCTCCCCAGCCCACATTGAACTTGTTCGCCTGGTTGTAGCGCATCAGGCCATTGAAGCAATGCCGGTTGAGATACAGGAATGCAGCTGCGCGCTCAGTAGCATCCAGCGTCTGTGCGTTGAACTCGGAACGGATCAGCTCATAGCCATCTGGTGACCGCATGTGCTCAAACATCCAGCGGGCCTTTAATTCCACTTCATCCGGCACTACCGCTAACATCTGATACAGATTAATCAGGTCCGGGTTAACGTCCGCCAGCAGGTAATCTGCGTGCTTTTCGCTGTTCAGGAATACCGACCCACCGCCAACGAATGGCTCTATCAGGCGTTTCCCTGCCGGGATATGCACGAACAGGTCAGCCAGCTGGGTATACTTTCCACCAGCCCATTTCAGAAATGGCTTGCTCATGTGCGGAACCCCGAGTTTTCTGGCAATGAGTAATCAACCCCATCGAAGCTGGCTCGCGAAATGGACGACTCCTGGCGGGAGCTATTGAGTGGAGCAGATAGTTTTAACGACAGCTCATCCCATTTTTCCCGAAGCTTCGACGGGCTGAGTACGTTTTTACACCAGAACGAATCTTTGTTGGCGCGCTTGAACAGTGAGCAAATTTGCTTATGGGTTCTCCCGTCCTGCATCACCATCAGGCGAACCTCATTCGCCCATGCGGTCCAGTTTGGTTCTTTAGGGCGAACTACCTCACCATCACTTTCAGCCGCCAGTTCGTACATGCTGATAATTTTTCCCCAAATGAACTCGGCGCAGGTTAAATCGTCCTGGCTGCCCCACTGCCGCTTTGCCGCGCTGTACACCACCGCGTCAGGATGTCGTGACAGAAATTCATCAGCAGAGCCCTGTTCGTCCGGTTGCGAAGCGTCCGGACAAGAAGGATTTATATCTGATGGATCAGTAGTTGATTTTACTGACGGATCCCCACCAGATTCTGACGGGTCAAAACTGGTTTTTTTGATGGATTCCGACGCCTCAAATTTTGAGGGGTCAATTTTTGACGCATCAGATTTTGACGCATCAGATTTTGACGTGTCAGATTTTGATGTGTCAGAAACTGACAGGTGAGAAAATGCCGCTTTCTGTAGTTTGGAAACGTTGAGCTGGTAGACGTTCGATGCATTACGGTTGCCGTTGCGGCGCTGTGTGCGAGTGAGCCACCCCTCTTTCTCAAGTGCAGCTATCGCCTTTCTGACAGTACTTTCACCAGCGCCAATCTGACGGGATATGGTCGCAATAGAAGGCCAGCAAACACCCTCATCGTTGCTGAAGTCAGCCAGGCGCGCCATGATTGCCACGCTGGATAGCTTCATCCCCGAAGATGCACAAGCGTCCCAGACGTATCCTGTTAATTTAGTGCTCATGATCGTCCTTTATTTCTCTGAATTTACGTCTGAACTGCTCAAGGGGGCTAAAGCATTCATGCTCGTACCCTTTACGCAGGTATATAACGCGCTGTGTCTGAGGCTCCCAGCGTATGACCCTGACCGGGACACCGTAGTGATCTCTGAACCATCGGTTAAGTTCTCGCATACTTTCTTCGCCTGGCCGTTAAAGTCCCCTACCACCCACTGAGCAAACTGGTAGCAGACAGGTTCGAATCCGCCTGGTACTCTTACCCCATACACGAACTGCACCGGCCCTGCTCCACCAGGAACCGGACGCGCCACAAGTTGCGACCTGCGGTACTGTGTTGATAAACTGTTCATGCGTTAGTAATCTCCACTGATAACGACACGCCACGACGCCAGGAGCTGCAACTCGCTGGCGTCACTTCTTTTTGCGGGCAAACAACGTGATAATTGCCGCGATCTCTTCTTCACGCGCAGCCAGATGGCGGCGGTGATGCACCATGATTTCTTCAGCTTCATGTCTTTCGATTACCCCATCCTCAAGTGCCTGTTCGATAATCTGATCAACCTGTCCCCTGGCGGCAGAGGTGCGCATTGCCCGGCTGAACAAGTCCACGCGATCCAGCTCTTCCAGGTGCGGAACATCCACCAGCAGAGCCCCACGGCGGCGAGCGAAGTAATCAGCCAGTAACGACGTGTTGGAAATGTCTTCCATCGCTTCCAGCTCGCTGACTTCGAAGAAACGACAGCCGTTTTTCTCGTAAAGGTTGTTGTTAAACTGCGTCACCGTCATTCCCAGTGCGCCAGCCATTGCTTCTCGCCCGCCTGGATATGCTTTGCACATCGCTTTGACGGCTTCTTTGAGGTTTGGCTCTACCATATTGATTTTCCTTTTGTAGTTACTTTCAAGCGGCTGAATCTGTAGCCTTTTGGTAAAGGCTGGCGTCGTACTTCAGCTTGCCTTTCGTAATTCGTTCGATGACGAATGCTTGTTTTTGAGGGATGACTTCACCCCATCGGCAAACTGCCGGGTGGGAAATACCAAGAACACTTGCGGTTTTTGATACGCCTCCGAAGTGTTCGATAACTTCTGATTTACGCATGGTTCCTCCTGGTTAACTTACGCCTTAAAGGTAACAAAAGGTACATTAAATAGCAAACAACAGTTACAAGGAATCAATGTAACATTGGTTACATGAAAACAGAGATGAAAGACCGAATAAGATCCCGTCGAGTCCAGCTCGACATAACACAGCAGACCCTGGCTAAACGCTTAGGGGTAAGCCGTGTTTCCGTAACAAAATGGGAGAGCGGCACTACTAAACCTGATGGTGAGAATCTCCATCAGCTGGCGGTGGCGCTGCAGACAACTCCAGAATGGATTCTTTACGGTCGAGGTGAGGAAACGCCGGATGATACAAAAGTTATTCCGTTCCTTAAGCCACCCACGGCAGTTCCTATTATCTCCGCGGTTCAAGCTGGGATGTGGACTGATACTTATGCATGCTCAAGGCTTTCTGATGTGATTTCATGGACGCAAACCACTGCAAACGTTTCTAATGAAGCATTCGGACTGGTAGTGCGCGGGGAGTCTATGACTAACCCTCATGGTCTGCCATCCATCCCAGAAGGATCGATCGTTATTGTTGAACCGCACTATGGTCAACTGGATGACCTTTACGGAAAAATTGTAGTGGCAATACTCGACGGCTCTGCTGAAGCTACCGTTAAAAAGTTGGTATGGGATAGCCCTTTCGCATACTTGATGCCACTTAACCCTGCCTTTAAACCCATCCCGATAGATGGTAATTGCCGGATTGTTGGTAAAGTGGTTCAGATTACCCAAAACATTTAAATTACTCATTTCTAAAGCCAGATCTCCTTCTGGCTTTTTTTTCAATCCACGGGTAACAAAAAGTACATAGCTCTCTTGACCATATTGGTAACTAAAGGTACATTTAAATCACATCACGAGTACCGGTAGTTACATACTCTGATGTGGCAGTGAGCATTACGGCATATGGCACATGTGCCGCAGCGGCCTGAGAGTCCCTTTATCCATGCCTCTCAGAATAACCGGAATGTGCAAGCTAAGTGTTTCAGGCACGACGTGCGCCCCACCAGCGCGGCGAAAAGGTGTGACGCCCGGGAAGAGTCCGGGACACAACGATGAGGGCATTGACGAGCAAGGCACAGAGTCTGGTTCGATTCCAGACGCCAGGATAGTTCTATATCTGGTGATGGGCAGGGAAAAGGTCCGTTCGATTCGGACACCGGCAGTGCTCTCTTCGTTGTGGCGTGTACAAGCGTACTGCAGCGCCGGTCGACGCAAAGACCCGGAAATCGACTGAGCAACAGCAGCTGGTTGCAAATACCAAAACAGAGCGGCGGGAAGTAAGCAGATTAGCGATCTGGTGTCACAACATTCATTCCCGATAAGTCCCCTTCTACTGAGGAGGTTTATCGGGACTGGAAGAGTTACCACTTGGAGACGGTCCTTTTAAATGTCCTGGACAGTGGCGGTTCCGCATCGATAACAGCGGCGACAAGATGATGCAAACGGCAAAGGTCGTTAAAACTCGTTAGGAGCTGGCGTGGCATACGCGACACACGTGATAGGGCGTGAATGCCGTAAGGGGCTATAACCCTTCAATCTCGTTTCGGGCGAGTTCAACCCGAATGACAGCCGGAAGAGACGGCACAGCCCTGACGATATCTGAGTGGCTTTAAAAACAGATGGGAGCCGGTGGAAGCCCGGCACACAACAGGAAAAAGCACTGTGTTAGTCAAGTGAGTTTCCAGTGCTTCAGTGCTCTTTCCGTTGTGTGGAGATAACTAACTAATCCTTTGCAGAGGACACAGAAATGAAATTATCAAAGTTGCGTAACGCCATTGTCTATCGGGCTACTTTGCCCAGTATTGAAGCGGTTGAAGGGCACCTGCAGGAATTGCCCTACTCTGAACTTACAGAAACGGAGTTCGCGCGGGCTTCCTTCGTCCCTAATCCGATTACCGGCGAGCTGGTTACGCCAATTACTGGCGGTTATGCAATCGTGGTTCGCCGCGATGAGAAAATAATCCCCCAGCACGTCGTAATGAAAGAAGCCAATGAGCGTATCCAGCGCATCGAAAATGCATGTGGTCAGAAACTGAAGCGCGCTGACCGTAACAACATTATCCAGGATGCTAAGGTTCAGCTCTGCAAACAGGCATTCATCAAGTCGTCTCTGATCCTGGTCCTGTATAACACTGAAGAGAATCTGCTGATCATTAACTCCGCCAATAAAAATATTGCCAATTTAGTCGGGGCGATGCTGGTTAAAGTGATCGGCTCAGTAAAAACAGTCACGATCAACATCAGTGATATCAAAAACGGCCTGACAACGCGCCTTAAAAACCATCTGGACGGCGAAGAATCAGCATTTGCCGGGTTTGAGGTCGGTGATTATGTCCAGCTATCCCGCCTGGCAGACCAGAAAGAAGTTATTCGCTACTCTGCGGAACATACTTCCGTTACCAGTGAAATTCTGGAGAGCCTGAACACAGGTTTTATCGTCGATAACATGGAATTAAGAGGCTGCGGCGTCTCTTTTCTGCTTACAGATAAGTTCCATTTCCGGCGGATCGATACCAAGGATAATGATTATTCTGATGATGACGACAAAGCCTACCGCTGGCGTCACCAGGCAGGTACGGACATGTTCCAGTTCTGTAAAGTAATTAACCAGCTTTGCGACCTTCTGTCTTACAAAGAACCAGAAGAACAAAAACCAGCAGCCTGATTAGAACAGCAGCAATTACCCCATTCTCATGGGTTGGGTTGCTGCACCCTAAAACGCGTTGCAGCGCGTCAGTTGGAGAAATACAAAATGGAAAAAACAGTACAGCAGTTAATTAAACTTGCTTTTGAGGCAGCTAAAACAATGCCTGCTGCAAATTCTGAACTTATTAAAGAGCTGGCAACAATGCTCGATGTCTCGAATATTACCCTTCGTCAGGCATGTAAAGAACGTGACGCTATGAAGGAAGAAGTTATTTCCTGGGCAAAAGAATGCGATCGAATTGTTGAGCGTCACACAAAAACCCGCAGCAATATGCACGTTGTGGAAGCAATGCGCGATCTGAAGAATATCGCAACGGCATCCACCAGCAATGCGGAGGCTCTCTGATGGCTAAAGACTCAAAGGTTGTATACGGGGCCAGCGGCAAAACGAACGTTTTAACGTTCGAACCTGAAAGCCTGCATCTGGTCACCGACAAAACTCACCCGCTTTACGATGAACGGGTCCACCTTCCTATCGACGAAGGGATGGTTCTTAACATCAAGGAGCTGGGTGTACTGGAGCCGATTATCGTCTGGAAAGACCCAGAATCAGGGCTCACCTGCGTAGTTGTTGGCCGTCAGCGCGTAAAACATACCCTGGAGGCAAATAAGCTTCTTTTGAAAGAGGGCAAAGACCCCCTGCTTGTTCCTGGGGTCGTTAAGCGCGGATCAGCAAATCAGATGGCCAAATACATGGTCAGCGAAAACGAAATTCGCCGACCTGATACACCGCTTGGCCGGGCTAAAAAAATGTCAGACCAGCTCGACCGCGGGCTCGATGAGGACGACATTGCAGTGTTGTTTGGCTGCAGCGTTCAGACCGTGCGTGCAACGCTCTCTCTCCTCGATGCTACTCAGGCCGTCAGGGAAGCGGTGGAATCTGGAACAGTAACCGTTACCCAGGCGCGTCAGCTGGCATCTCTTAAACCCGAAGAGCAGCGGGAGAAGGTCTCTGAAATAGAAGCGGCAACTGCTGGCACAACCGGCCATGAAAAAGCCCGGCGTCAGCGTCAAATCCTCGGTGAGGCAAAGCCGCGCCTGAAAACCCGCAAAGAAATCACAAAAGCCCTGGAATCTGCCGAGGGTGAGTATGCAAGCGCACTCCGTTGGGTGCTTGGGGAGGCCGTATGAATTTTGATCCCGAGAATTACAGCAAATACACCCTGCGTCGGCTCGCCGCCCTGTTAGATGTGATCTGCTGGGTGCTGATTGCCGTAGTAACCGTTGGTATCTGCATGTTTATTGAATGGTGGACAGCATGAACATAAAAGAGATCGGGAACGTGTTTCACTGTGATTGCGGCTTTTCATGGCATCGCGGTAAAAACGGTAACCATAACTGCGCTGATGGTTTGCGTGAAAAGGTACGGCTACTGGCGGCGGAGAATATGGCGCTGAAGAACGCCATTACAGACCATAGTCATTCGGTTCACTTCTGCGAGGTTTGCGGAAAGGATGATCCGTGCAGCACTGACGATGTTTGTTATGCGCTGAAAGATATCCCCGCCACCGATCGCATTGTTGCAGAGACCGAGGCGCGCGGAGTTGAGAAGGCCATCGCTCACCTGGAGAAGAAGTTCATCAATATCGGCGTGCAGATCATGAATTTGCAGTGGCTGGCAGACTCGCTGCGCAAGGGAGCATCAGAATGACAAACCGAATCCCTAGCTTCGGCTGGAACCGCCTGAAGCTGGCAACGCTCACCTATGAGCAACTGGCTCAACTGGAAGAGCAGGTGAAGGCCGAGCACGCCTGCAAAAACGGCATTCACCTCTTCGACAAAGCCGGTCAGCGCAAACTCGATGCCCTGAGCTGGGCCGTATACAACAAGCAGAAGGCGGAGCGTGCAGCATGACAACTGATATCACCGAACTGACACCTGAAAAACTGGAAGAAATCCGCCAGCGCTACCGCCCAACTGAAGTTCCTAAATGTCATATTTGTGGCTCTGAAATGACAATTCAGCGCATGTCGGCAAGTCGCATCACTTACGGCTGTGCTGGCGCTATCTATGACGAAACTGGTTGTCATTATGCTGAAGGCCGCAGCCTGGCTGATGACCACTATGCTGAATCACGCATCACAGTAGTTGATGTAAGCGACCCTGACGTCCTCGCGCTGGTAGATGCGCTGGAGAAGGCGCAGCAGTCGGCCAAAGAGCGAGACGAAGAGAATCAGGATTTGATGCTTACAATTGGGCGCCTTCGAGTAGAGAGAGAGGGCCTTGAAGCTATTCTCGCTGCAGCCGAAAAACTGGTTCGCTGCAAAGGTCGCTATCACAGCGAGCAGAACTACCGAGCACTGGCGGCGCTGTTTGGCGTGAATACTCCAGACCTGCCGCCGCTGGAGCATGAAAACGTCCATTATGCCGATGCTGCAGAGATGGATATTGCAGCACTCCGCCAGCGCATCGCCGAGCTGGAGTCCCGCACCGTGAAGCTGCCAGCTGAGCTTTACACAATCGGTGAGCTTATCAGGACGCAGGACAACCGCATTACCGATCAGCCCATGTTCGTCGTTTTCCAGAAGCGTGAAATTATCGGAAGCGATGAGCACTCGCCTAGCCGAATTTGCTGGGTATGGGATGGTGAAGAGGTCAGCGAACTGCGAGCCAAGCGGCTGGAAGCGCTTTATCAGGATGGTCGCGATACCCGCGGATATGACCGATACGCGATGCAGGAAGTAGATGAGTTTGTTACTGCCTGCTTTACCGAGCATGGCTGCAAAGACTATCTGCGCCAGAACGGCCATAACCTGCGGTTGCCGTACATTTACGCCTACGGCTCTTTCCGAAATAACGAATATCAATTGGTTAGAAATTGGCTCGCTGGCATCAAGGTGGAGGATGAGTGATGGATACTAACGAATTGCTGGAACACATTGACGCCGGGGACTATTACGAGGCCAGTTTCCTGCTCAACGAAAAATGCCCAACTGCTGAGCGCAGATTTAAGCGCCTCACAAAAGGCCTGGCGGAGTTACTCAAAGACGTGCAGAAAGAGTTCCCTGACGCGAATTATTACACCGCCTCCGGTGGTTTTAACTTGCTGCTTGGTAGCGCAACTGACTGCGGTTCCACTGAGGGTAATCAGTTGATTGCCGTTTCAGCCAGTGAATATCTGAGTTTAGGCGACGGAGATTTCTAAATGACCAGCAAATTTACCAGAGAGCGCCTGCAGGAAATCGCTGAAGATGGATTCCTGAAGCATGGTGAAAGCAAAGAGCTGGCCCGCATGGCGCTGGCCGCAATGGACAGCGAGCCGGTGGCGTGGACAGATGAACAGGAGTTGCGAAACGTTGATCGTGGTGGTTGCGGGTACCTTTTCACTGTTAACCCTGTTACTCCGCATGCAGACGAGCGCCGAATTATTCTGCTCTATCGCCACGCGCAGCCAGCGTCGGAACGTGAGCAGGTACGCAGTGCGCATGCCGAGTGGTCACAGGCAACTGTCGGTAATGTCGGCCCGGTTGGCCCGCTGAAGCATCTCAGCAAAGAAGCACTGGAAGCCGCTGAACAGCCCGGCGACCTGTCAGAATGGGCTGATATGCAGTTCCTGCTGTGGGATGCGCAGCGTCGTGCCGGTATCACTGATGAGCAGATTACCCAAGCGATGATCGATAAGCTGGCGGTAAACAAGCAGCGCGAATGGCCGGAGCCGAAAGACGGGGAACCAAGGCTGCACATCAAAGAACAACCTCGTAAAAAAGTAGACCGCTGTGATGTTTGTACTGAAGGGGCTCGTGGCGGGTGCGGGACATGTATTTTTAACGGTAATTTTGAATGAGGTGCTTATGACTTCTACAGATTTTATGGAAGAGAAAGAAGTATTCGAATTACTGGGGAAGAAAAAAACAGCTGTATGGCGTTTGCGTAAAGAGCATGGTTTTCCTCAGCCTGTATTAACATACCCAACCCGTTATAGTCGTAAAGCTGTCGTACGCTGGATTGAAGAGGGTGGGGTTAATCCTATTGGTTGATAATATGAATTTTAATGGCTGTTCCACATAATTTGGTTCAGCCATTATTAACAAGATGCAATAATTAACTCTCTTTCATGAGTACGTCTGCAATACTTTTAATAAAGTTGTATAATTCATATGCTGGCATGCGTGCATCACTGATATCAACTTTACGCTCAATAACATCTGATGGATCTATTCGTTTTATTCTTTTCATTAAACCTGCTAGCGTTCCATATTCATCCTCAATTAAAACCCTTCCATTAAAATCATTAAATTGATTTCTTGTGATATCAATATAATAGTCACCTAACCTTACAAATACATGCGCACCAATAAATTGACTTACTTCATCAGGACAATTCACAAATATAATTTCCGGAGCGTAACCATTTTCTTCTAAATATTTTCCAAGAAAGTTACTTGCCAAGTCACAACATCCATATGGAAAATTATTCAATTCCGACCATCTGTGCATATGAAAACATTGATATGAACGGGTGTCAGCAGCAATAACTAATGCGTTTCGAAAAGCATGCACTATTTTTCGTATATTATTATCCATTCTCTCACCTTATTTAAGGGCATTAACATGCCATAAAATTTTATCTGCATAAAGTTCATATGCTTCTTTCTGTTCCACCAGCCAATCGTGCTTGTTGTAGACAGCCATCACTCCCCCCAGTTCATGCCCCAGCATCTTTTCTGTCACATGGGGCATAACCCCTTCTCCTGACAAATTGGTAACCAGCGACCGCCGGAAGTCATGCGTTCGCCATTCTGGTATATCAATTTTATCCCTTAATTTTTTCATGTAGAGATTTGCTGACGAACGATCTATTGCCTTGTCCAGTTCCTGGCCGGGAAACAGAACATCGTTTCCAGCATTTAGCAGCCTATCAACGTAAGGCTTTACCTGATCGAAAATAGGCCTACGAATCACGTTCCCCATCTTGGAATGCTCCGATGGAGTTGTCCAAATCAAATCATCCATATTGAACTCGCTGGCGGTAGCAAGGCGCAGCTCTGATAGCCTGGCTCCCCAAAGCAAAAGCAGCTGATGAAGCACCTTGTTAGAGGTAACGATCTTGTTGTTCTCCAGCGCCAGCCAGATTTTAGCCAACTCGGTATACGTGAGAACACGGCTACCCACATCAGGTTTTTTGCCAATGGTCTTAACGCTAAGCTTCAGGACCTCGCACGATGGGATCAACTGGCGGCTGATACACCAGTTCATTACAGAACGTAGTTGTAGAAGAAGCACCCTGGCCTTTTTGCTGTTCTTCTTTTCCTGCTTATCAAAGAAACGCACCCATGCAGAAACAGGAATGTTAACTACCGGAGCGTCCGGGAATTCTGTGTACATCGTGTTGTACACAACTGACTTGTACAGCGTCTGAGTGTTAGGTTTCAGCGTTTCAACATACTTGCTCCACCACTGATCCAGGCACTCTTTGAGAGTCAGCTCGCCATCTTCTTTGGCAAAATAATTTTTCGGGTTAAGCCCCTTGAGGTACAATTCGCGCATCTCACCGACGACTACGCGCGCCTCCTTGAGAGACATAGCGGGATAGCGGCCAATGGAGAGGCGAACGGGCTTACCGTTCCAGCGATAACGAAACTGGAATGTGATCGTGCCTGTAGGAGTTATGCGTACACTCAGCCCGTCACCATCTGTGACCTCAGCTGCGCCGCTGTATGGCTTAGCATTGATGCTACGGAGTTTGGTATCACTAAGGGCCAC